CCATTTTATTTATTTTTATCACCGCACCCAGTTGATAGTAATTTGGGTTTTGGGGCATTTCTGCCCCTCCCAATTATGCTACCTTCTTAAGTTCTTTTTCTTCTGCCATTTTGGTTAGTAGGTCGAACGCCTGCCCACTTTTTGCAGATGCTTTAAAGATTGCATTTGAATCATCTTTAAGTGCTTTTAACCAACTGTTAAGATATTTTGCGTGGTTCTTAAGTGGTTTATGCTCAACACCTAAATACACACCCAACATTGTCGCTCCGATTTCTGCAATTAATTCTTCGAAAGCGTATGCCTCTCTGGAACTACTACCCAATCTGTCTAGGCGTGATTTATGACCCGTCCAGTGAGTTAGTTCATGCAATAAAGTTGCATAATAATTCTGCTCACTGGTTGCCCCGTCAATGTCCTTAAATGCTGTCTTCGGTGGCATGTTGATATAGTCCATTGATGGTGTATAAAATGCACTGTCTCCGCCGTGTTTAATTGTTGCACCAGTGTAAGAAACAAAAGATTCTACAGCGTCAAAGTCATTAAAGATTTTATCACCGCCTCCAGTCTCTACTTCAACAGGTTCATAGTCGCTTAACTGGGATTCATTAAAGACAGTTGAGAATCTTAATAAAGGGATTTTCTTTTCTTCGCCTGTCTCTTTGTCTTCGATTTGGATTTGTTTATAGAATACAATCGGAGTGCCTGTTGAACCTTTAGCAACCTGTCTCCCCATTTCCTGCCATTGTTTATAAGAGGCAAATTTATTAGATGGGAAATGACCCATCATCAACATCAAAACATTAATACCCTGATAGCATTTCTTTGTTTTTGCGTTCATTGGAAATCCTGCATCAACTGATGACCACGATTTAATCCAGTCCGTCCCGTGTTCCTCCATCAGTGTAATAATATTGTTAGTGATGGTTTCTTTAAATTGTTTTGCGTTATCTTTTTTCATCTTTGTTTATCCTGTTTTATTAAAAGATGTAGTCATCATACAGGTACATTAATGTATTTGCAACCCCAGTGTAATAAGTTTTTTATGAGTAATTTCGATTGTTGATTGGTTTACGATAGAAAAAATCGATTGATGGTCTAATCGTCCCAAATTTGCCCATATTTGAAAGATTGTCTCTTACCCTGCCTCTGCTATGTCTTTTCAATAAGTGCAGGTTTGATACACTTTTGTTGTAGAAATACTACAAGTGTTTTAAGTGTACCAATCGCAAAAAAATACCCACACACAAACACAGACACCGACCACCGACCGACCACCTATAAAAAGAAGTCGAACCGATATAAAGTCGGATGTGAAGTGTTGATAGTGTAGGCATTAACCCCTGAAAGTGGCGTAAATAGTGGCGTTCAGGACTAAAATGAATCTCAATCGGGTAGGGTATCACGGGGAAATTTTGACTTTTCACCCTACGTATTACCGTCTCAGATTTTTCCGCCAAAAAGGTCGCTACTTAATCTTCCAGAACCTTCCGCCTTGCTTAATGTAAATCATATTAGCACAAGCGACAGTTGGGTCTTTGTATCTCAATGAAGTCAGCATAGACATACACCTAACGTAATTCACACAGATATACTTATGGTGTGTGTTCATTCCATCATTCTTATAGATATGAAGCTCAGGAAGGTCGGGGGCAGGAAAGAGGTAGGGGGATGCTTCAGCCGTACCTGCCGTCAGAACTAAAGCTAACATAATCTTAATCATAATATATTTATTTAATGGGAATAGGGGGAGGAAGAGGTAGGGAGTAACCCTTTCACTAATACGTAATGTCTCTCCTTTAAGTCTAACCTTAAGTAATTCTTTAAGTAATACCTATAGTATATGTGAAAGGGGGGGGAGGGTTTCCTCTTCCTCCTTTAGTGTGACAGTTAAAAAACTTATTTAAAACCAAGTACTTACGTTCTTCTTTCCGCCTCCTGCAAGTACATTAAAACCTCTTATAAATTTATCTAATTCATCGTTAAGAAGTTGTTGTTTTCTATCTCTAATTTCAGCATCAGCGTCTGCTGCCATTTGTTCTACCCAATACTGACAAGCCATAGCCAGGACATCTAATCTATCGTCATGGGCTAATGCACCACGGTCTTTAGTGATACGTGTCATTTGGTAGGCAAGCATGTACTTCTGGGCTTTCTCAGGAGGTAGGTCTTGTACGCTATCGAAATCCTTCTGGATGACCTTTGGGTCTATAACTAATCGGTGTTGATTCATTATTGGCTCAAGGGTGTCGATAATACGTAGTTCTTTCTGTTTAGAATGCCTAACCTCTTCTATAGTGACAGGATGTGTCTTCTGTAGGTAAGGCTTGAATAACTCAGTAAACATACCGTCACCAAAGTTACTCTCTATAAGAACCATATTAACTTCTTCTTTCTTAGCTATCTTAGCTAATCCTTGAAGTGTCTCTTTAGAATATCCTCCAGAGATACCTCCTGCGTCTGTAACGTACAGGAAGCCATTCTTCATCTTGACTACAGCATAAGCTGTTTCGTCAGCACCACGACCAGAGGGGTCAATAGCCAGTACTGAGCCATCATACTTCTCACGCCCTATAGTCTCCTCTGGGGCGTAGTATTTGTCTCCCGCTAGTCCGACTATAGGTAAGTTCTCAATCGGCTTCATAATGCCGTATATGAGCTTCTCAGGGGCTGTTTCGTTGTCACAAGACATGACGATTAAGTCAGAGAGTTTTAGAGGGTACCTGTCAGTATCTGAAAGACTGGTGTCTAACATGAACTGTAAGGCAAAGCCTGAGCGTCCGTAAGATAGCTCTCGTTCTAATAGGTCTTCTTCATCAAATCGTTTAGGGTCTGTAGGATGCCCTACAATCGCCTCTTCTTTGTTTTGAAGGGTATCCCATAGCATAGGAGCTAAACGGCTCCCATACGCCTTCTCTGCCTCTTCTAGAGCAGGGTAACGAGCAGTCCAAACCCTCATCCGATAACCACGTTCTGTGAGTACGTTATAAAGACTCATTTCGTTCTGTGGTGTACCTAGATAGATAATCTTTCCGTCTGGCTTTAGAACCGCGTCAAATTCTTTAACACTCTCTGCAAGTTTCTCTCGCATCATCTGTGTCATTGAGTTGTTGGGTACCTCAATATCATCAGCAATAATGATGTCAGCACGAGAACCTGTAAGCTGTCCTGTGATACCTACAGATTTAACTGAGGGAGAACCTGAAGCTTTTGCAGGGGCTACATCAAATGCAATCTTAGACCAACGTTGACCCTCTCTAGCGATAAGGTGTTGGCAGATTGGTAGTTCTACGATGATACGTTGAGTGAATGTAGAGAAGTCATCTGCACGTGCTTTAGATGCTGAGACCACCATGAACTTTTTGTCTGGGTCTAGCAGTAGTTGGTGTACTACATACGCACATGTAATGTAAGATTTACCAACCCCTCGAAATGCTTCAATAATAGAACGCTTAGGACTATTCTGTAGGAAGTCTGCGATGTCATATTGAATGGGGGTTGGCTCAGGAAGACCTAAATGCTTCCATACAAGAAACATGAAGTTACGGAAATCGGTTAATTGCTCAGGAAGACTGTTCTTTTTTGTGTCCATATATGTCTCCTGGGTTATTTATTACGTCCCCTGTTTTTATTTTTTGATTGGATGCGTAGGTTGCTGTAAGAGTTGTTTGTAGGGTTACGGTCTTTGTGGTCTATATCTTTGCCTCTAACCGCTCTCTTACCGTATTTCTTAGTCATCTTACGGCGAGCCATTACTCTTGCAGCTCTACGCTTAATTTGTTCTGGAGTTCCGTGGTAATCACGGTATTCCTTTTTATAATTTCGCACTGTCGTTACCTAATTAAGATGTTCTGAAACCTCAAAAGGCAGGGTTTCTAGAAGGTTAGCTAAAGGGTGGTCTGTCGTAATAACTCCTAGAGTGGCGTTATTATCTTTAAGCATACGTACAGCTACACCTAATTCGGCTGCACTGGCTTCACCACTCTTAACCCTGTTAAGTAATTCTTTAGCAACGGCAGAGTGTAACTCGTCAAATAAGTCTTTTTGTTCCATTAGATTTCTCCATCAAATACACTCTTAGCTTCGGATGAAGTAGCAATTGCTCTAGCATCCCAACCACGACCAAAAGTGTCGTAGGTACTTAGAGAGCGGAAGAATTGTCTACGCTTCTCTACAATGCCATCAATGAGTGCAACGGGGTTTTGGTTATATACTTGCTTAATCTTAGCAAGGGTCTTTTTACCAACAAAACCATCAGCTTTAGCACCAACAACCTGTTGAATCATCTTAGCAGCACCACCAACACCATGATTAACAGCCATGTCAAAAGCTAACATAGCTATTGGTTCTGGCATGTCTGCTGCTTTAATTCTGTTCCAATAGTCTCGTCTGTACAATTCTGCTGCACGTTCTTTGGTAAGATTGGCAATATCTTCGTTTGGGTAACTTGCCTTAGTGATACCATATTTAGTCTCACCACCAGGGTCTTTGGCATGATTTACATACCCACCCTCGTGTTGCATAGTAAAGTTATAGGCTTTTTGAAAAGCAGCCTCATTTTTACCTTCAGGACTGTTTGGTATTACTGGCACGTCACTAATTGGTGGTGTACGCATTTTATTTTTTCCAATTCGCTAATGTCTTAATTCCAAAGCTTGCTGCAATAGCTGCTCCAAGGAATCCTTTATAATAATCTGGCATAGTCTCTAGGACTTCAAAGCCACGTTGAATGTATGGAACGAGGTCAGGAATAAATGCACCAATCATAGGAATAGATAGAATGACAACAAACCATTCATCTTTCCATGATGACATTGAGCCTTTAGCCTGCATGGTTTCCCAAGTTGCGTCATTGTTAATTTGACGTATCTTTGCCTGCTGTTTAGCTTGTCCTTCAATTTGTTTACCTTTAAGCCACTCGGTAGCCAAACCTCCAACTAAGTTTAAAATTTGCAACATATTATAATCCTAATAATTTAAACGCCTGAGTTAGACCTATTGAGTCTGCAAAATACAGCGCAACTGCACCCATAGCGAACCACTTAATTTGTGATAAAGTCGCTTGGATAGCATGTAGAGATTTACGAAAATCTTCTGTCGTGTCTTGCAGTCGGTCTAAAGCTTCGGCATGGTGGTCAAGAGTCCATTCAACCCTTGACACACGATTTTCTAGTTCATGCTCCACTAGACTTTCTCCTGTATGTATTCATGGTTGTCTCTGATGTTCTTCTAATAACTTCACCCTAACCTGTAGGTCATGGATGTACTCGATGATGCCCTCACGAAGCTGTTGACGAGCCAAAGCATTCTCAGGGGAAGGTATGATTTGCCCATTGGGGTCAATGAGCATCATCATGTTTCCCTTCACGCCCTGAATTTCTTTATCTAAGTCGTTGACGCTAGATATGACCCACCACATAGCCGCTAGGACAAGTGGTATCATGCTTGTGAGGACTTTGTTAAAGTCCACGTCTTTCATAACCTTTACTCAGGTTTAGGGTATGCGTCTTTAACTGCTTGAATAGCAGCCTGAAATTCATCTCCACCAAGACCCGCGTGAAAAATCATATCTAGTTGGTCGCCAATAGACGGATAAACTCTATCTCTTTGATATTGTTTAGCACTATAGTCTGCGTCTAGTTCAACTCGTTTTGCTTCTAGCTCTGCCCAAGTTACACCAAAATCAGCAGGGTCGTTTGACTCTATAGCTATACCGTCTTCGTCAACCCCTGTATGTTTTGTAAACATCTGATTAAATTCAGCTTCAGTTTTGGGGTCTCCGTTTAAGCTCCAACCTGTTATATTTAACGCATCTAATGCGTGTGATATATCTGCCATTGTTATGCTCCTATTTCTTGTGCAATTATTGTCGAGCTAATAGTACAACCTAAGAAATTATTGTAATAATTCGGGCTTCTATTAAAGTAATAAGTTGTACTAACGTCCTGACCGTATAAAACTCTATAAATAATTGTGCTTGTAGTTGCAGGGTTATCTAAAAGAGTAAATGCAGTAGTAGTAAGTTGGTTAGTATCACTATGAAGCAAAAACGCAAAATGCCCTCGTCCGTGACTGGCATTTGCATCACCTAACACATCTGCATCTGTCCAAGTAGAACCACCATTTGTACTACGTTGTATTTTAAAACGAATAGTACCTGTGTTTTGGGCTGCACTAAGACTAAATGTTAATAAAAGTTTACTAGATGCACTTGTTGGTGTTATTGATAACCTAAAGTTTGAGTCATACTCTGCAAAGGTGTTAGCACTTCCATTATGAGTGGACGCATTTGTTTTAGTTTTTTGAACAACTTGCAACACCTTACCTGCACCAGAGATACTACCAGATACCGATAGGTCACCAGTAACGCTAACGCCTGTGGATGTTGTTTCTAGTTTCTTGCTGTTGTCGTAGTAAAGATGGACAGCACCATTAGGCGTAGCATTAAGCATATTTTCACCAGCACTTGAATCTACTTGGAAATTAGCACCATTAGTGTATATAATTAAGTCGCCTGTTCCTGCCTCGTTAAGAATACTGTGAGTACCATTGTGATAAATTTGCAAATCTGAATGAGTGCCAAAGACTGCTTGTACATTATCGTTAAAAGTTAAATTACCGCTTGTCTTAGTATCAGCAGTATCACTTCTTAAGAATGAAGTAGAATCAATACTATCAAGAGTAGCTGCATTAATACCTAGTGCATCAATGTCTGCTTTAGTTTGGTCTGCTGTTGCACCACTTTCTATTCCGTCTAACTTAGTTCCGTCTGTTGCTACATTTCTACCATCTATAGTAAATCCATTAGCATCTAAGTTGCCACCTAACTGTGGAGTTGTATCGGAAACTAAATCGGTGTTAACTGTAGCCCAATCAGCAGTAGTACCATCAGTTTGTAAGAATTGACCGTTGTGACCAGTTTGGTCAGGTAAGCTAATTCCATTAGGTTCTGTAAACTCTACAAAGATTACACCCTCACTGCTGTGAGAACGTAGCACATAACCAATAGTTTGATAATCACCATTAGTAGGTTTTGTAGTAGTTAAAGTACCGTTAC